TATTCGGTACGCCTCCAGCCTTCATAGCGATTTCAACGAGTTGGGCGAGCTGCTGGGCCTGCTGCAACGTGAGTTCGATCTTGATCATATCAGATCGAAGTGTCGGAAACGACAGGCTGCTCCGCAACCAAAACCGGCTCCACCTGAGGCAACATCGGAGGCACGATCATCACCGGCGGCAACCACGGCAGCGGAGGAGCAATGACCGGAGGGTTGATCTGGTTGTTGATCTGGAGCGAGACGTTGGCCTCAATGGCCGACTTGTCCACGCCGTTGCTGTAGCACCAGTCGAGAACCTGCTGCTCGGTCAGTTCGTTGTACGGCGTGAACGAGCCGGTGGGCGGTTGGAACGAGCAGCTACCGTAGCAGGTTCCGCTGAAGCCATCCTGCGAGCCGTTGCAACGCCAATCGGCGGTGATGACAACGTCCGTGAGAGAGCCTTCAGTCGGTTTGACTAAGAGGCGTTCGATGAGCCAGAGGATGATCATGGTGGGATTAGGTTAGGCGTTGGCGATTGTGGTGACGGTGCCGGAAGAGCCACGGTACTTCAGCGCACCGGCTTCGACGTAGAGAATGCCGCCAGCGGTTGGGTTTGAAGAAGGAGCGGTTCCGTTTCCAATGAAAATGACATTAGATCCACCACCAAATGACAAACCATTGAATCCAAGATTTCCGCCATTCGGCTGAAGCAGCAAAGCGTAATTGGTGGCCGTACCATCCCAGCGAGTGGCTTGAAGGTAAGAATTGCCACTGCTAAGCGAACCACCGGCAAGACCATACGGAACGCTTCCGAAGGCGAACATGTGCCCAGAAGCACCAGCCGCAGGAATGGAAGCGAGTGCGCTGGCAGCAACCTGTAAGTTGTTGATCGGCGTAACCCCCACGCCCAGCCCCGTCGCGTTCAGGGTCATTCGAGTGCCGCCTGCGCCGTCGTACCAAGTAAAGACACCGGAAGCAGCAATTCGCATCTGCTCTGCTGAGAAAACAGAAATACTCAGAGCATTGCTATCGTTCGACAGATAATGCTGTGACGTTCCGTTGTTCAAATAAAGATACGGAGTACCACCAGAAACGATTGATCGAATAGGACCAGCAACATCAAGCGTAAGTGCAGGCGTTGCCGTAAGAATACCCACCCGATTGTTCGTCGAATCAACCTTCAGCGTCGAGGTGTCCACCGTCAGATCGCCGGTGATGGTGGCACTGGCGAGGGTGGCGGTGCCGCCTGCGCCGAGGATTTGGTTCACGGTCACCTTCTTCGTGGTGCCGCTTGCCGCCATGCTGTTGTCCAGCAGGTCGACCATTGGGATAGGGAAGGTTGCGACATTGATCGGGTTTGCACCGATGGCCGCTAGGGCTGTGATTTTCGTGTCTGCCATGGCTAGTTTGCTTGAATGATGAGTTTTCCGTCGTCCTCTTGCCGCAGGAATATGGTTCCATCCTCCAGCATCAAGGAATCAAATGTTCCGTATGTGATGACGATCTTGTACGTCGGCTGCCCTTCATCGTACTCAAGAAGAGTGAAGCCCTCGTCCTCTCGCAGCAGGTCGCGCCGGATGATAGGCAGGTCGGCGCCGCCGCCAGCCCCACCGAGGGCTTGCTCGACGCCGAGTCCTAGACCTAGTCCGAGACGCATTTTAGACCCACTTGCGGTTGTAGGCGATGATCGCCCCGGAGGACACAGCCACCGAGGTGAAGACGCCCGAGATCGAGTCTCCGGCCTGAATGGTCACGCCGGAGGGAAAGTTGGTGATGTTGGACGAGACGGCGCCGAGGATGGACGTGGCGACGGCATGGATCTCCATGTAGTTGCCGGTCACGGTGCCCGCGGAGGCGTCGATGTACCGGCCACCGTATTCGCCGGCCAGTTGGCGGTTTGATCCGACATTCATAGGGAGAACTTCTGACTGCTTCGTTTTGTGCCACCGCTCCATCCAACCTGCAAGCGTGTAGCCCCGCAGCGCACTCGCACCTCGGGGTTATCGCGCTCTACTTCTTTGAGAAACTGGGAATCCTTCCAGCAATCGTACCCCAGTTTATGCCCCCAGGCATGGTAAAGAGTAGGGTCGATACGCATCCGCAGGCGTCCGATACCGTCAACGGAACGAATATCGCGCTGCGAGTCCTTGGCGATGCGCTTCTGGTCAATGCCGGCCTTGACCCAGTCCTTCTGGATGCCGGATTGGAACTCCTTGATGATGGCGCGGCGCAGTTCGCCGGGCATATCGTCGAGGGCGCTTGCGATGACGGAGGATGCGGAATTGTGAGCCATGAGAAAGGAAAGAGGGGGAGGCCCGGAGTGGACCTCCCCCGTTGAAACTAAGACTAGCTCGCGCCGTTGAACATACCAAAGCCGCTCGGGTTCTTCACCACGAGACCGGCAATGGCCTCGACGAGGCGGGCAGGGCCGCCGCCGGCGTCGGGCAGATCCTTGACCTGCGGGAGCTTGGCGTAGCGCACCTCGACCATGTCCATGGGGATGACGTAGCCCTTGTAGGCCTGAGCGGACAGCGAGGTGCTGTTCTTGCCACCGACGAAGGTCGAAGGGTGCAGGATCAAGCGACCGAAGTCGCCCTCGAAGATGTCGATGGACGCCTTAAAGGTGTCGGCAGACAGGTCCTGGTTGAAGGTGCGGACGCTGGTAGCAGCGATAGCATTCGTATTGACCACCTGAGTAGTGCCGGAGGCGGTCAGGTTGGTGAACGCACGCTTGAGCGTGGTGCCCAAGATACAATCGTAGTCGCGGAAGGTGCCGGTGGCGCTGTAGATAGCGGTCAACACGTTCTGGGCGGTGGCCTCAGTGAAGGATGCGCTGGCAGTGGTATCGACCGCGCCGGAGGCAGGGAGGAACGGAGAACCGGAAGCGCACGCGCCGATGTTGGAGGCGTTGGTGCTGTTCAACCAGTTACCCATCGAGCCGGTCAGGTAGGCGTTGGTCGAACCGTTGTCGGCTTGGGCAGCTTGGTTAGTACACATAAATGTACTCTCCATATCACGTTTAATTTCGACCAATTTTTTAGCTATGCCGTTAGCTAATTCATCACTCACACCAGCGACGTCCTGGGTCTCAGCGATGAAACCAATACGCAAATCACGGCGGAAGGCCTGGCCGTAGTTGTTCAGACGGGTCCGGTTGACCACCGGGTTCGAGGCACTGGACACGGTCACGTCGGTGCCGTCGACCACGCCGGCAAGCACGGGGGCACCGTAATTGTCGACCTGCCAAGAGAACTGCATATTGCCGATGTCACGGCCCTTCGGGGCCATGGACACGAACGGGGTCGACTTGGCGTCGACGATGGCGATGTAGTCCGCCAGATCTTCACGGGCGGACGAGGTTGAAGCGAGCGGCACAGAGCCGCCCTGGTTGGGCTGGAGTAGGGGCATGACTTAGAGCATCCTTTTGAGTACTTGGGCTAATTCGGTGGTCGTCCCGGACTTTCGGAACTTCGACTTGGCGTTGTCCAGGCCGACCTTGGCCGCATCCTTCTTTGCAGGGATTGCGGTGGGTCGACCGGGCTGACTGGGTGCCTTGACCAGTGGGCGGGTGGCAGATGGCTTACCCTTGGCGGACTCCTGAGCCAGACGCAATTTGCGCCCGGCAATGAAGTCACCGACCAGCACCTGGTACTCCGGAAGTGAGGCAATCTGCGGCAGTTGCCGCAGGACGGCCTGCGCCTCGGTGTACTCGGTAGCTGAACGGTCTTTCCACCATGGGTAGAGTTGTTCTGCGATTGGCTTGATCTGCTGATAGTTCTGCAGGAAGCGGGCACGGTTGGGGATGTGCAGGTCGATGGCGTCTTCTACACGCCGCTTGATCTGCTTCACATCCTCCGAGCTGTACTCCTTGCCCTCTACTTCGCAGCCGTCGATGTTGTCCTCGCACCACCGTTTAAGATTCCGGGCCTTGCTCCACTCATCGTTGAGTTTGGACACTTCCCAGACATCGGCAAACGGGTCTGCTGCGGACTGCACCGCGGTCGGCCTGTCGTTGGTCTGCTCCAGCTTGGTCTTGGCGTCGTTGAGCTCACGCTCGAGCGCCTCGGCCTTCTCCAGCGCCTCTTTCTTCTGGCGCGTGAGCTTGTCGATGCGTTTGCGGAAGCCCAGCGAATCCTCGTCGCTGTTCTCTTCGGTCTCGGAAAGAACCTCCTGCTCAGGCGACTCGGCCTGAGCGTCCGTTTGTTCTGCGGTCGGCTCCGCATCCTCGGCCTGATCGTCCACAGAAGTGGCTTCCGGCTCCGGCGTTTGTCGCTCGACTGCTGATGCCTTCTCTTCCTCCCCGCTGAATCGTGACTTCAGTAGCTTGGCCAACGCCGATTCGTCGAACTGCATCGGGTTGATTGGGGGCTGTGCCGTGTTTTGGGCAGGTGTCGCTTCCTGTGTCGTCGGGATGTCCATGCTTTTAGACCCTGCAAGCCGGGTATTCTGCGCCATGGTTGTTGAAGGCCAACCAAGAAGCCGTTGTGTGAGTGAGAGCCTAGAATTGACCGGAAGTCAACTCCCTCCCGTTTCTTAACGCACTGATTTGTGCGATGAGATCCTTGATTGCGGCTGCCCGGCCTGCGTTGTAGGCACGGTCCTCCGCAGAAAGCGATGGGATGATGGCGTTGTGCACCTCATCCCGGAGTGTGTCGTCGATGAGCTGGCCCATGGCCTTGAGCACGGGGTGCTCCTCGGACACGGACAGGGCCTCGGAGAGCTGTTCGTCGGTCAGTTTCATTGGACTCCGAGGCGGCCAGTGACGGCGTTCTGCTGCTGCTGCACGCTGAACTGCAGGTTCTCAATGTACTTCTGCAGGTTGGCTTGGAAGAGCGGGTCCTGCTGAAGCTGGGCCTGATATTTGGGGTTGGATTGCAGGACTTGCTGGCTGAATTGGAGGCGCATGGGCGCGGTGGGGTCGTTCTCCCGGAGCTGCGGCGGGTTGCCGAGGGACATGAGCGCGATCTCGTCGTTGGTCTCGTTGAACATCTTCTGCGCGGCGGGGCCCTGCTGCATCACCAGCTCGCTGGCCAGGGTCGGGTCGATGGCCCGGAGGGCGACGGAGATCAGCTTGGCCCGGTCGATGACGCCGGCGGTGTCGAGGGGGAGCACCAGGGTGCTGATGGCCTTGAGCTTCTCGGTCACGAGGTCGGTGGAGAGCTCGCGGATGTCGAACTTGAGCATCACGTCGAAGTCCTGCACGTCCTGCGGGAGCGGGGTGGCCGAGGCTGTGATGCGCTGGATTTCGGCGGGCCCGATGTACTGGAGGGTGAGCGCCAGGACCTGGCGGAAGGCCTCGGTCCAGCCGTGCAGCCAGTTGTTGATCAGGCGCTGCTGGCGCATCTGGGTGATGACTGGGGGGACCTTCTCGGTCGGTCGGCCAAAGTAGCGGTCGGTCTGGGCCTCGATGGCTGCGATGAGTTGGAAGGCAACGCCGGGCTCGCGTGCGGGCGGTGCCAGGAAGCCGATCTCGCCGCGGCGCAGCACCGGGATCTGGATGGCGGGACCGATCTTGAGGTTGCCGCCGCGGGTCTTCGGGACCTCGATGGGGGGAAGCGTGGCGAGGGACGTGTAGTCGAAGATGGAGTCGCGCTGGGCCTTGACCTCGTGCTGCCAGGTGGAGCAGACCTCGGGCACGCCACGGCTCTCGGTTATCTGGCGGTGGATGAGCTCGGAGCGCCAGACAACGAAGGGGTACTGGCCGTGCGCGTAGTCCAAGGCCTCGAAGTAGCCCCACTTGTCGCCGACTTGGGGGGAGAAGACCGTGTAAAAAACGCCGGGAATACCGTCGGAGTCGACGGCTTTTTGGTAGGCGTAGCAGACCTCGATGAGGTTCTCGCGGTCGAGGATGCTGTTTTCGGCAAGGCCGACGGCGCCGTACTGGAAGGCAGCGTAGTCCGAGAAACGGCCCATCGTGTTGATGGCTTCTTGAGCCCATTCGGCGTCCCACTCCTCGGTCTCGACCTTGTTCAGGAGCTGGGCCTCGGTCATGTAGAACCGGCGGAAGACTACCCGGGCGGACTGGATGTCGGTGGTCTCGGGCGGGAAGACCAGCTCGTCCCAAGGTGCGAGGGCTGCGACCATGGGCTTGTTGGTGACCATGGTGGGGATCGGGAACTCGCACTCGCCCTCGGTGCGCAGGTCGCGGATGGCCTTGAGGGCCCGGCGCTTGCGCAGGTTGGGGAAGGCCGAGAGGAGGAGCTCCGCGGATTGGTCGTCGGCCTCGGGGTTGGCGATGAGATTGGGCAGGTCGGCCAGAATGGAGTCCGCGGGCGATTGGGCGGCCAGTGCCATGATCTGGTCCATGGTCAGGTACTGCTCCTTCTGCCCGAGTTCTTGCTGCCAGGTGACGTGGACGCCGGCCCAGCCGTAGGTCCAGAGATACTGGGAGAGCAGCTCGACCTCGCGGGTGAGGTCGTTGTACATCCGGGCGTTGACCGTCCAATCCATCAGGTTGTGCGCGGTGACTGCTTGGTCGAGCTGGCTGATGTTGGTGGGCGAGACGCGGAGCATTGAACGCCAGAAGGAGGTCGAACAGAGGTCGACGAGGCCGTTGATCACCTCGTCGGCAAGCGGGATACGGGTGTCGGAGGCGCCGTCCCAGGGAAAGGCCGGCTTGTTGCGGTTGGAATCATTCCACTTCTTTCCATCGTCGGTCTGACCAGGCCAGCGGCAGTAGCGCACGCTCTCCACATTGTCGACACGGGCGTAAACGCCGTAGTCGGTGGCCGAGCGCCGCAGCTCCTCGGTCAGTGCACTGACATTGGGCTCGTCGCCGACCCGTGCCATCACGTCGGTCGCTTGCTTGTATGAATCGCCTTGCATGGTCGTTTCTTTTAGTATCCACCGCCGCCGCGACAATCAAAGCCCCCATGGCCTACGAAGGCAAGACCTGAGACCAAAAGCATACCCAGGCAGTCGATGGGATCCTTGGTGCAGCCCTTCTGGCCGTCGCGTCCGGTGTGCTCGGAGAGTGCGTAGATCAGGTTGGCGCAGTCGTCGGTGATATAGAGCGATGGCTCGTTGAGCGGGGTCAGGGGTTGAGTGGCGTCGTATGAGAGGAGGCTGTTGATTGCGGAGGTACGCTGGTCGACGGGCACGCCGGGCGCGGGTATGAATGCCATGGGCTCGTCCTGGGGGTTGTCGGATTCGGCCAGGAGGTCGATGAGCGTGGTGCCGCCGGCCTCGGATAGCGCGGGGGAACCGCCGGCTTTGGGGTCAATCAGGCGCATCACGGGCTCGCCGTAGCCGAGGTCGGATTCGATCTGGCGGAAGAGGGCGCGGTACTCGGAGATGGAACGCCCGGCCTCGAGGGTTTGGGCTGGGCCGAGCTTGCCGTCGGGCTTTTCGGATGGCAGGGCCCACTCGCCGTAGTTGCTGAAGTCCGGGAACTCGCGGACAACGATGCGTGACCCGTCCTCGTAGACGAGCAGCCACAGGCAGAACCAATTCCGGGCGCCCGCGGGGTCGCAGACCATGTACAGGGTGCCGCCCGGGGGTACTTTGGATGACGGGATGCAGTGGATATCCGGGCGGAAACGGGCGAAGGCCTTGCCGATGTTGTCGCTGGCCCAGCCGTAGGCCCGGGTCAGGATCTGGCCCATGGGCGAGGTGACGAGCTTGCTCTTCATCTCGTCGAAGGGGTTGTACGGGTTGTCCTCGGAGTAAAAGAAAACGGTTTTGCGCCTGGTTGCGGGCTGCTCCATGACCCGGGGAGCCTTGCCGGGTGGCCACGTAGGCAGGCCCTGCTTGCCGGCTAAGAGTTCGCCGGTGCCCCAGTTCTTGACCTGTGATCCCGCGGTGAACTCCTTGTAGACACTGGCTACGCCCTCGAGGGGTGTCTGGGTCACGAGGAGTTTGCCGCGGCGGGTGATCAGGCGGTAGCGCAGTGTGTCCACCCAGGATTGAGGAACGAGCTCATCGCACCAGATCAGGTCGGCCTCGCGGCCCTCGATGGTGTTCTCGGATTGGGTGTAGTTCAGGAAGTCGCAGCGGGAGCCGTTGGGCAGGATGAATGAGCCGTCGGTGAAGCCGTTCTTGCGGCTGTAGTTTAGATAGTGGATGCGGCCCTTCTTGGTGGCCCGGAGGGCGACAGGCAGGTAGTTGTAGATTGCGGGCTGCTGGACGGTGACTGAGGTAGCGTGGCTTGTGTGGCAGCAGAGGACGCTGGCGTTTTCTTTTTCGATGAGAGTTTGAACCACGCGGCGTGCGGCCCAGAGTGTCTTACCTGCGCGGTTGCCGCCGGAGATGAGGAGCTCTTGGGTGGATTGGAACTCGGTGTTGGCGATTTCCCAGTGGTCGGGGATGAAACCGTAGGTGTAGGGATCGGCCTTTTCCAACAACACCAATTGCGTGCGCTTTTGCTTGAGCTCGAGTGCGCGGGGGTGATGGGCGTCTACCCGGGGGATGACGGGGTGCAACGGTTGTTCGTTCCACCAAGTGTCGTTGCAGTGGTCGGAGCAGAAGCGCTTTTGCTTGGAGCCGGTGCGGATCTTGATGACCTCGAAGGGCTTGGAGCAAGTGAGGCAGAGGTTGGGTGGTTGGCTCATTTCCTAATATTTTTCGGTTTGGGAAACCCGTCGACTTTTACCGTTCCCGCGGATTGCCCGACCCCCTCCCCCCGGGGGCCCGGGCGGCCTGGTGGCTGCCTTGTGTAACGGGGTAGGACATTGGGTCTTCCGATGGGTGCTGACGTGCGTTTCGATCAATGTTTACGGGCCTTTGCTGCGTGTTGGAATCACCAAGTGAATATAACTGCTATTGTAGGCATGAGTGCCCAAAACAGGCCTAAAAGCGTGGTTTTCAATGGTGCTGCCGCGGTAGGGGTAGGACATTTCGGGCCATTACCTAAACCAAGTCGGGCGTCTGCTCGTCGTTCACGGGCGTTACATCGCGCTCTTTCAGGTCCTTCATCAGGTCGCGGTGATTAACCGAAGCGGTCATAGCGAGGTGAATTGAGGTAGGTTGGCCCTTAATCACAGCGAGTTTGTCGGTTAGCACAGCGACCGCTACGGGCAACCCACGATCATCGATCAAGTTAATAGAGGATTCGGCCAATCTCTTGGTGCCTTTCCAGATTGCGACCTCCAGGAATCCGGTCACGTCCTTGCGCCAGTCCTCCTCGTTTTCAGGGTAGTCGACCGGGACCTTAACACCGCGGACCAGCTTAAACGCAGTCGCTGGGCTGAGTCCGGTGGCTTCAGCGATCTTCTCAAGCGACTTGTTCTCCAAGATACCAGCGACGACAGCGTCCGCCTTTTCTTGGGTCAGCTTGTTGTTGAAGTGTTGATTGGGGTGATGACTTTTGACGTACCCGAGCTCTTTGACTGCGTTGAAGACCTTCTCTTGCGTTGCCTGGGGGATCTCGGTGTTACCTGCCAGCACTCGTTGGGTGTACAGGTAATTGACTCCGGCTGCCTTGGCGACGTCCTCAATGCTCGGTTTCTTGTCCTTCTTACCCGGCATAAGGCGCAAAGCTATAGGGGAACTCTCCCCAATGGTTGAGCTGTTTCTGGGGCTTCATCGAGTAGTGCTTCACGCCTGCCAGGGTCATCCTGACGGCTGCAGCGTAATCCTCACTGAGATACTCGAGTTTGCCGGGCATGGATTCCATGGCTAGTGGCATCCACAGGGTCGGGAAGCGCTCGACACGCACATCCTCGCACCAATCGATCCTGTATGGGTTCTGCACTCCTGACCCTCCCAGCGCATCAAGTGTCGCCATAAGGCATTTACGGGTGATTGCGAGGCATCCGGACGCGAACATCGTAATGGGCACCAGCTCCGCTGCGCACTCCGCGCTATTGACTTGATGCTTCAGGGCCTGCAGGTGCTCCACCTTCGGGCGCAGGGCCGGCCTGGGTGGAAGTGAGCGACAGGGGTAGGGGATGCAGACCGTTGCTTGGTGCTCATGGGCTAGGGACGCCATGCGGATCACATCGGCTGCAGTGAACTCGATGTCGTGGTCGAGCTGGACCCAGACGTCTTTGCCGCTGTCGAGGAACCATTTGGTCGCACGGCACCGGGACCGGCTGATGAGGGCATCCTCCCGGATGGTGCGTAGATCGGTCTGGCGGTCTGATCGGGCGAACGTGGCCGTCAGATCGACCCAGGACATCATGCACGCTGCACTGATGCCACCGTAGGCGTACAGCGAGACATGGATGGACGGGCGGGCGCCTGCCTGGGTTAATTCCTGCGGCTTGCTGGTCGGCTGCTCTGCGTAAATAAAGGGATCTGCCATCTGAGGGGATGATGCCTTGGGTGCGATCATGGTTCAATGTCCTTTCGCTGGCTTGCAAGGAAGAGCTCGTGCCCCTTGCTGATCAGGTAGACCACGCTGCCTCGGGGCACTTGGCAGGCCGCGGCCACCTCGTTGAGCGAGAGGCCACGGTCGCGCAGGTAGTAGGCCTTGCGGGCCAAGTCCGGTGTGTGGCGCTGCTCGGTTACTTCATCAAAGGCCTCGATCACCGGGTCCGGTGTACCATCAGCCTTGAATGCCATGTCTTTGGGGTATGATAGCCAGCCACGCTGCAAACCTATTTTAACAAGGTGCGGTGCCTCCATCAGTAGTTTCGTTGTGTTTGTTACTATCATAACAGTGAGATATCTAGTGGTGTAGCGGGCAAGTGCTGCCTACCCTTGCCGCTTTTGTCTCCTATAAGCTGGAATATGCGTTGCCTATGTGCCTTGCCTTGGGCGCCGGGGTGGATAACGCAACCAAACCTCCCGTCTGCCTGGATGACTAAGTGGTTGCGTTGTTTGTCCCCTCCTTCCTCGGCACAGGCTGGGCATTGCCCGATCAATTTCGAGCCAATTTTACGCAGGCCTACCGCGGTCAAGCACTGTCTAGTGTTTGGGACGGATGGGACGGCATTTTCCAACTCCATTCCTACTCTGAACACGTTTTTGCCTCCTTTACTCATCTTGCACCGAGTTGAAAGTTGCCGTCCTCCGTCCCAAACGCTTGACAACGCTTGACCAATCAAGCCATTTCCGACGAGGTCAACACTACTTTCATGTAGCCTCGCGTCTGCTGTTGTTGACCGTCACTGCGGTGAATGTGGTTCGACGGTATGGCCTGGTGGATCTCCAGCATGAGTTCCGCTGCCCTACGCTGGAAGCGTTTCTCCGGTTCAGGCCCCCATTCCTTGTTGTTGCACATCGTCATGTAGGCAGCATACAGCTCCTCGCTTGTGATACTATCCGACGACATACTGCTTGCCCGGATGTGATTGACTACAAAGTATCTCACACTGTCGCTTTCGCTCAACAAGTTGTCTATCATACCGCGCTGCCTCTCGCTGACCGGGAACGGCCTGCCGGCCTGCATGACCCTGCACAGATCCTCAGCGCCCTCCAGGAACCAGTTCAATATACCGCTGCCCTCCCGCTCTATCATCACATCGTGATAATTCGGGATCACCTTCTCCGGCTTGGGCTGGCTGAAGTCGAGCAGCAGCAACCGCCGGGACCACGCCCCCAAGTCTCCCTGCACGTTCACCTTCAGCCGGCTATTGGCCGTCACGATCACGTTCCAGTCGCCCACCACGGCCTTGGCACCGCTCTTCCCCTTGAACTCCACGGCCAGCCTGTCGCCGCCGGTCAGCGCCTTCAGGAACTGGCTCTCCTCGCAGTTCAGGAAGTCCGGCGGCACATCGCTGCCGATCAGCAAGGTCCTGTCATGGAAGTTGCCCAGTTCAAACCGGCTGCCCAGGTGATTCGTTCTCAGCTCGCTGCAGTTCTCATCCCCGACCAGCCGCCTGACCAATCCCGCCACCGTGCTTTTCCCGCCGCCGCCCGTTCCCGTCAGCAGCAGGATCACCTGCGGCCTGTTCCGCTGCAGCAGCGCCAGGCCGCCCCACCTTTGCAGCAGCAACTGATCCTCCCGCTCGGGCAGCGCATGATCTAAGAAGGCCTGCCACATCCCGCTGCCGGCACCCTGCACATACCTTACCGGCGTCTGGTTCCTGCTCATCCACTCCGGGCCGAACCCGTGCATCGCGTAGGGAACGCTCCTCAGGTCCACCATCACATTGCTGCAGTGCACCACACTGTCGGGCCTTGAGAACGGATTGCGCTCGACCTGCAGCGCCCCGATCAGATCGACCACCTGATCCGCGAAGCTCACTGTCAGCCGCGTCAGGAGCGCCGGCAGCCGCGGATCATCCGTAGACGCCATCTGATCCAACAGAACGCGCCTTGCGGTCTCCAGGACGCGCTGCTGCATCTCCTCGCGGCTCATGGATATCCAGATCCCCCGATCCGCGGCATACCAGTAGTGCTGCCCGGTCTGAGCATCGAACAGCAGCCGCTCCTTGTGCGCCATGTAGCCCGCGAAGAAAGTCGGGTGCAGGTTGCCCGTACCGCTCCTTCCGAACGTCCAGGGCACGCCATGCAGCCGGAGCAACTGCGCCATCTCATCCCTACTGCCCGGCACCGGCCATCCATCGGGCCAACGGATCTGGCTGAACTCCAGCGCCACCGGCGGCCTGTCCACCAGCACGCTATACTCGCACCCGCTCGGGTGCACGCCTTTCACGGTGCTCAGGTTCCCGGTACTGCGCCATTCGTACAGCGGCTTGCCCATCATGCGCCCATTGACCTCCACCATCTCGGTCGTGCTGCGCTCCGCGCACGGCTTGGGGTATGCCCCCGTGATCCTCACGCCAATCTGTGCGCCCCTTTTCCCCTTCCACCTTGCCGACCCCTGCAGCACCGGATTCACCTTCAGGAACGCCTCCAGACTCCCCTCATCGTCGAAGTCAATCGCACACAGCCCGCCGGAGAACTCCCCCAGCCTCACCGCCACGTTCCCGTGCTCGAGCATGGCCCGGTACACGTCCCTCTTGGTACTCTCCATGGTCTCCTGGGTGTACTTGACCATCGGAATCTTGGTCCCGGGGTTCTGCGGCACCAGGAACAGCGGCGTGCCCAGCCATCCCTCGATCTCTTGCGTCGTCATCATAACAGCTCTTTGATCAGTGTTCTGAAGGCTCGTTCTGCTGTTGCTGGGACGACGCCGTTGCCGAGGAGTCGGAGCTCATCCGTTCTATTGTCACAGGAGACGCACAGCTCGGCATAGTCCAGCCCACTGGCAGTCCCATCAGGGTCTCCACCCAGCGGGGGTTGAGTTTGCCGCCGCCCTGCACACTCGCTCCCGCTTGCTCCTCGATGTTCCCCTTTCCCCTGTCGTAGGTGAACTTGTTTCCCCTCGCCATCCCAGCACGAGTTGTCGCCCAGTTCTGTGCCTGCTGATGCAGCGTCGGCCTGAACTCCGGGCTGCTGTAGCCCTCGGTCTTGTTCGCTCTCGGTGTCGCCCACGACTCTGGGCGGCTCCCATCCGTACTGCTGCTCGCCGGGACGGGAGGGCCAGACATTGCTGCCATGGTTCCGAGTGGAACACTGTTCCGATCCAGTTGCGACTTCCCAACTGAGTTCTTGGACTCGTTGACGCTGATTGTGGGCCAGGATGAACACCCGCTTGCGCTGGTGCGGCGCACCGCATTCAGACGCTGAGAATATGCCCCACGTCGTTCTGTAACCCATTCCTGCCAAGTCTTCGATGACGTCGGACAGCCCCAGGCTGATATGTCCTTCGACGTTCTCAAAGAAGCAGCACCGGGGCTGGAGAAGTCGAATGCCATCTGCAATCCACGGCCAGAGATGCCGCGGATCGTCTTTGCCTTTGCGCTGTCCGGCTGCACTGAATGGTTGGCACGGGTATCCGCCAGTGAGGATGTCCACGCGGCCTCGAAAGCTCTCCCAAGGGAAGGTCTTAAGATTCGGCCAGATAGGTGCTGGGTCCATGAGTCCCGCTTCCATCTTTGCAACCAGGTTCGCAATGGCGAAGGCTTCGATCTCACAAAGAGCGACTGTTCGCAGATTCGGGATTGCTCGGTGCAGTCCAAGCTCAATGCCTCCGTATCCAGCGCACAGGCCAAGGTGTGTAACTGCTTTGGAAGTATCCATGTCATTCCGCCCTCCTCTCAAACGCCAACGCCTCCTCGCTGATAAACCAACCCTTCGGCCACTCGGTCAGGTAGATCCCGCCCAGCGTCCGCACCCGGCTCAGGGCCACATAGGCCTGCCCGGGCTCACGGGCCGCCCTGATATCAATCCTCGCGGCATCTAGGGTCAGTCCCTGCGCCCGGTGTATGGTCATCGCGTAGGCCAATCGGAGCGGGTATTGTTGGACGGTCACCCCCAGCGACTCAAAGAACCATTTGCGCCGGCCCAGTGAAATCTTCTGCCCGCGGCTCTCGACCACAATATCTCCACCCCTAAACTCAACCACCCGGCCCACCTGGCCGTTGTAGAAACCCTGCTCCGCATCATTCGCGGTGAACATCACGGCAGCCCCGGGCTTCAACTGCAGCACCCGCGGTGTGCTCATGTTCTTGGTGGCGAACTCCACCGCCTGATCAACACCCTTGACCTCGGCATCGAACACGGCAATCGGGCCATCAATGCTGCTCAAGCGGTAGTTGTTCCACTTGTCCACCTGCACGTTGTGCGTCATCAGCCTGGTGATGTGCTCCGGCGGATTCATCTTCAGCGCACTGCGCAGCAACTGGTTGTCCCGCGGCTTCATCCTGCCCACCCGGAACCCGCTCAACATCTCAATGAACGGCACGTCGTTCTGGCGCCGGACCTTCTCCAGCTTGATCGTCTTGAAGTCGGCCTCTTCCCAGGCCTTGCTCAGGAACGCCCAATCGTAGGGCTTGCTCTGATCGGTCCTGACTGGGGGCAACTGGAGGAAGTCACCCAAGAATATCACCTGTAACCCACCGAAAGGCCGGCTGTCTTCTCTGATCCGCTTCACCCAGTAGTTTAGGAAGTCGAGGTGCCGGCCCGCCATCATGCTGATCTCGTCGACCACGAGCACCTCGGTGGCCCGCACGCGCTTCCGGGCGCCATGCACTGCCGGATGGCTCTCCAACCGCTCGGCAGCCTGCAGGAAGTCCTCGCCATCTTGCGGCCCCAACTGCATCCCGCACCAGCGGTGCACGGTTGTCCCGCCAACATTCAGCGCTGCGATGCCTGTCGGGGCCGTGATGGCCACATCCCGAACTCCCACCACCCTGTTCAAGAACTCCCGCAGCAGCGTGCTCTTGCCGGTGCCCGCCTGCCCCGTGAGGAAGACGTTCCCGAACGATTTGGCCCAGACCATGAAACGGTCCTCGGGCGTCGGATCGAAGTCGTCCCCGATCACATGGATAGACGGGCTGGCAATCATTGGATCAGTAGGTGGGGATCAGGATGTCGGCCACCTGCTGTGTGAGCTGCACATCCCGCAAGCAGTAGTTGATCGCTGCCTCGCGGTCGGTCTGGAACAGCTCGCTGAACATGGCGCCGTTGCCGGCCTTGTCGCCCAGCCCGAGGTGCCTGGAGATCGCGGCCAAACTCCCGTGCGCCCGGTTGTCCCCGAGCTGCCATGACTCCCGCAGGTCGACGATCAGGTCGTTCCAGTACCTGCCATTCCTCAGCCAGTAGGGCACCGTCACCCGGTGCTTCCATGACCGCTTGATCAGGAAGGGCAAGTCGAACGGCTTGGTATTGAACCCGATCAACTGCGGCTTGCGCTCGAAGCTGTCCAGCAGGGCCCAGAACTGCAGCAGCATGGCCTTCTCGCCATCCGCGTCGGCGCAGAGCACCGCGGGCTGCTCATGCTCGAGTCGGTAGCCGATGCACAGCACCTGCCCGCTTAGGGCATCCAGTGCTGCGTGCTTGATATAGTCGCTGACGTGGTTCTCCTCGGCCCGCTGGATTTTCTCTGCGATGATGTCCGGGTTCTTGATGTTGCCCAACTTGACCTGGCTCGGGTCAAACGGCGGGATGACGAGCTCGCTCAACGGGAGCGGCCCTGTCTCGATGTCAAAGTAGATACGTGGATTTGCTGGCATATGCTAAAACGAGTTGAATTGGTAGTTGTGCGTTTGTCCGCGGATGCGCACCCCCCGCTGCTTAACCATGAGTCCCCAGCAGCAACAGGCTGCCGGAAGGTGTTAGATAGGCTTGCCGCAGTGCGGGCAGAGCTTCTGCTGCTTGGGCTGCTTGAGCATGACGCCCACACCCAGCCAGTCGCAGATCTCTCCGTAGCTCTTCCATCCGAAGCCCGTGACGGCATTCGGGTGCAAGTGCCCGGAGGTGTAGAGCTGCAGCGCGTGATCGCGGTCCTTCACCGCCATGCGCTCGAGGATGTTGAATGTCCGGGTGCTGAATGGCCAGCCCCACTGCTCCTGGATGGCGGCCTTGGCCTTGGCAGCCAGGGCGATCTGACTGACCCGCTGCTTGCTCAGGCCGAGCACCTGACCGATGCGAGTGATCGGCTGTCCCTCAGCCCGCATCTGCATGACCTCGGGGATGAGGTGAGCGAGCTTGGAGTACTTCTTTTTCGGGGCTGTCATGGCCTCAGTAGTTGATGTCATCCTCTTCCTGCTTGATCTGGGCTTCCTCGTCGGCCTTGAACTTGGCCTGGTACCAGACCAGCGCACCGATTAGGCGCTTGTCGTCCGCGGTCTGCTTGACCTCGGCACGGGCCTTGGGCAGCCAGTGCTCAATCAGGCTCGTGATGCTCTCCTCGGTCAGCTCCCGGAGCTCGATGCCCTTGTGCTTCCCGACGTGCACCTTGACCTTCGACGGGTCATCGCTCGGGGGCTGCCCGCCGCCCGAGGTCTTACGGAAGCTCGAGTCACCGCTGGCCGGCGCTGCGTTGCCCTCGGCACCATCCTTCGCGGGCCGGTCCTGCAGCCGGACCCACAGCCCGCTCGGGGTCAATGCCTCGCCGCTCTTGTGCGGCATGATCAGTTTGATATTCGCGTAGGTCTTGCTGCCGTCCTCGCTCTGCTCGTGCCCGATGACAATGCTGGCCGGGCGCCCGATGAGGCTCTCCAGATCCAAGCTCTTGTTCTCATGGTCGTTCAGCTTCCGCCCGAACCAGTCCTTGAGGAACTTGGTCAGCGCCGCCTTCTCATGCAGGCTGGGCACCATGGGCTTGGTGAACACCACCCAGGGCTGCACCGGGTCCCGGCTGTCGTCCTGCAGTTCGATCTCGAACGCGAACTTGAACTTCTGTTTCACACCGTACTGCGTCTCGTACTCCTTCAATGGGGTCACGTCCACGCACACCGCCCGGCCCGAGAACTCGGGGCACGGCGCGAAGTCCTTCTTACCACCTGTTGCACTGATTATCATGTTATCGTCTTACCTATGTTGTTGTTGTTGTGTTATTTCGAGGCCTGCTTTTCGACCTCGGAAAGTTGCTTTGCCATCCTGGTGTATTGTTCCCAGTACTCGGGCCAGGTTGACTTGATGCGGTTGAGGTTCTGTTGGTCTGCCACTAGTGCCGCGGCGCCTAGTTTGCGAACGAATGACCCGCCGTACTCGATCATCGTCCTGGCCACGTCGAAGTCTCTCACTTGGAGCCTTTCCCGCGCTTGCGATTCCAGTGCGATACAACCTCCAGCTTCTTGGCCTTGGCCGCCTTCACGATCTCGCTAATGTCGCCTTTTCGGAACCGGAAGTGCCCGGTGCCTTCCTTCTGGATGTCTTGGACTGTCTTCATGGTTATTCTTTCAGTCGTTGGATGTATCGGTTTCTCTCAGCCGGTTTGGCGTCGATCATGTACTGCAAAGCGCCGCAAGCATTCACGCTCGCAGTGTGTTCCCAGTCGTCCTTCTTGTCGTACAACTCATGCCATCGTTCGTTTGGTACGACGACGATTTGCTTAGTTCGCTTGTGACGGAACACGAATGCGGCTGGTCCGATTGGTACGTTCATCTTCCCTCCAACCATTTCACCAGATCACCAAGCTCGTCGATCTGTAGTTCCAGCCTCTTTATCTTCTCGTTCGCACCAGCCAGTTGCCGCTCCAGTTGTCTTGCGAAACCGATCTTCACGAACTGATTGAATCCCGCCGTGATGTATGGCTGACGGTCTGTGCGCGGGGTATCGCTGACCTTTTTGTTGGCGTTAACAAGATGTTTCATAGTCAGAATTCTCTTAGGTGGTACACACGCTTCCGAAGCTCTGCGAGTTTAGCCTGCTTCTTGCCGATTCCGTAATGAACATCATACGATGTAGCGCACTTTCCATCTGGAGCATAAAACCGGCAGTAATTTTCAAGATAAACGATGCGCTCTGTCATTCGACGAATACGCCAGTTGCGATACCATTTGAGCGGATTCATTGCTTTGACTCCACTCGTTTACGCCCGAGAGCCTCACGAGCATCATCTCGGACGTAGTTGTTTACGACGTAGCCCAGATCCTCAGGATCTAGGAATCGGTTGATGAATGACTCCATTCGAGCGATACGTTCTTTGGCTGCATCCAGCTCCGCTTGAAACTCAGAATCACAATGATCTTGCCAAGCCTGTTCGGCTGCATGGTCGGCGTCACTCATAGCTTTCCCTCCTTGGTTCTGTACCAGTTCTCGATGTCTACCTCGCAGCGTTCAGCCATCGCATCACCAGCTTCTTCGAGTTTCTCGATCCTCTCCATGTAATGCTTCCTCTCACCTTCGAGCTTGTCCCACAGAGCGCGAAGACGGTTTTCGAGTTCGGTGACGTGCTGGCGTGAGTCGGCCAGTTTCTTGTCCAGATCCAAGCAGGTCTGCTCCCACGTTGGCGGTGGTGTTCCGCGCATTGCCTCATATAGAGGTCTTCCGAATGCGTCGTTGATTTGGCTCATGTGATTTAACAGTTGATGTTGATCTTGGCGTCATCCCAACCCTGCAACAGATTGTCCATTCTTGATGTTCTCATGCACGGTGATGGTGGATTGATGAACTCGTACATCCCATTACCAGCCATCTTCAGCTTCCTGATCCGATCTTGCAGGTACTCGACCAGCTCCTTCAGCTCGTTCACATCGGATTGAAGCTCACGAATCTTTGTGGCCTGTGGGTCGATTGTAGTCATCGTATTCGACGTTGGTATTGTGTAGTCGCTCATTTGCACTCCTTCCATTTGAATTGTGGTTTACCGCTC